CGTCTCCTTGCTTGGTTTGTACTGACGTACCGCAGGGACATATCTGGCGAGCCTTGCTGGAATGACAACAGTCATGTCACAGGTGTCGCAGCATCGCCCACCCTCTACAACAGGCTCCGCATTGTTGCCATCCGACCAGCCGTACCAAGTCGTCTCAATTGAATCCCCACAGATTGAGCAATCCATGTTAGTTGGCCTCCTTTGCCAGTAGGTTCTTGAAGAGACGCACATCGCCCTTCTTGCCGTTTTTGGTGAACGCCCCTCTGTACTTGAAATTCTTCCTGCTGATGCTCACGGTCGAGCAGTATTTGTAGACATCGCCATTGCCGTCCGTTACCTCAACCAGAAAGTTCAACTTGTTCTCTCGCCGTGCCCTGGCCTTGGCGTTCCCGTTGTCAGTCCAGAACCACGTATTTTTGAGACTCTCATGGTTATCTAACGCCCCCTCAACCGCAATACGGTCTGCCTCTGTCATTCCTGGCCTCCTATAATTAACCCCTGTTATTATTTGACCCTCGCCTTGGGACGGGGTCTGGGGCTTACTAGGGGCCGTAGCCCCTAGCCCTCACCTGATAATGATGTTCCACGTTTGACCGCTGCCTGACCACCGATTGAGCGGTTCGTAGTAGGGCAGGAACACGGTATAACCTCGCCGAATAAACCGCTGCCTCGCTGCGTTTGCCTCCGCCTCCGATGTGTATGTGTACTGTGTCGCCATGTTAGTTGCTCTCCTCTAGTGTTGCGTGCTGTTTACAATGTAATTATACACAATTTACAACCTTTGTACAGTATATATCATGCCTAGATTGTACGAGTTTAGAGCAATATTGCCCAATTTGGCTGTTTTGGGGCATTTTAGGCATAAAAAACTTGCAGACTGTACAGCGTAGGAATAATTGTACAATTGATGCGTTAAGGGCAATGCCCTGTCTCTTACTATGGGTGGGTGCTAAACAGGGGGGAAACGCCACTTTTCAGACAGACGAAAAATAGACAAAAATAAGGAGCCGAGTTCAGTGGGTTCCTATCACGAAACTCGACTCCCTATTCCAAGCGCACATACTAGGAGGCCATTCTTAATATGTGCTGTCCTCAGTCTATCATGGTGGGGCATACATAACAATGCCACAGATACAAAGGGGAAAGTATCTGTGGCACATCAGAAGGAGGCCAACGCTGGCAAGGCGCAAGCCACCATTACTATATCATCTATAGGGCTACATATCCATCAGGTGTCCATCTATACCATGTGCCAGCATCTCGCTTAGTCCATGTACCAAGTTCATTCTTACCCCCTCCAAAATAGGGACGGGCATGGTTCTCGCTAACTAGGATATCGTTGACGTTCTCGCCGTTAACCCAGAGGGTTCCCAAGATTCTGCCAAACTTTCCCTTACCCTCTTTGCTGGTTTGCAGATAGATAGACCGCTTGCCCCGTTTGCCCTTGAGCGGCTCTGCTGCCTTGAGTAACTCCTTGAGTCGGGCTTTACTCGCTAACCCCAAAGCCTTTTCTACTTTGTTTCGGGTGCGACTCTCTGGGGTGTCGATACCCATGAGTCTAATGCGTTCCTTGTAGATGATTTTGAACCCCAGGTCTATATCGGCATCCACTGTGTCGCCATCTACTACCCTGGTGACAACGCATCTATATATATAGTTCGGACTTATCATCTCAGTCCTTCCGCAATCAATAGTCCCAGAATCGCCAACACCAGGGGGATCAGCAACATTAGCCCGCCCTCTATGCGGCCCACCCTCTCTCGGACATCCATCAGACCCTGCCACATCTCCCATGCACCATTGGAATTGAACGCCCCTGCGGTCAAGGGGCTGTTCGGGGGCTTCCATTTCCGTCTTTTCTGGAAAGGCCACATGGTTATCACTGGATGGCTGGGACTGCCATAGATACCTCGACGTTGTCTGTGTTAGTGAAACTCTTGTAGATTACAGATGTCGCTACAGTAAAGGCCTTCGTTGCCAAGTCCGAATCCCCGCCCGTCTCATTCAAGGTTATTTCCATCGTGCCAGCCTTAACCCTATCAATTACGCAACCACCGCCCTTGGAATATATGTTGGTTAATCGCAGAACGTCAATTTGTCCATTAACTCCGCTAGATGCGCTGGTAATTTTCAACTGGTCATAATACCCGCCGCTGGTCAGCATATCGTCGGCTCGATTGCCTCCATTAATGCCTCTGTTGCGTGGGACTCCTGCCACGGCTGCAATTGATTGGCCGTCGCTGGCATTGCCGCTGATTATCAGGTTGTGTATCTCTGAGTTAGTGATGGCTAACGTCTCGCATCTCCACCTGTCCACGTACATCGTACCCACTTCCAGGTAGGTTTCCGTGAACGCTGGGTCTACCACGGTTGGCAGTCCTCCTATGATGATTACATTGCTTTCTCCGCTTGGGAGGGCCGAACCTGTGTACGCCGTGCCAAGTGATATAGAATCAATCTCCACCAACCCAACGCTAGTTGCACCTAAATCCAAACGCAGGGTATTGTATTCTTGAGCCGCAAAGACGGGTGTGTCTAGAGGTGCTGTATAGATGCCTGGGTCGCCACGAGCAAAGCTGCTGCCCTCTAAGACCTCTGCTGCTACCACGCCCGTCCCGACTACAGAGCCACCTATGAGTAGACTAGCAGCGAGTTGAGGAGACAGGCCAAATGAACGCAAGATGGTATATGGCATCTTAGCCATGGTGAACGCTGCCCTCCACTTAGCCGACTCCGACTGAACATAGTCAACCTTTGCCATTATCCAGTCTCGCCAGTATTGTGCCTTGCGATAGGCTGCTAGAGGTGAGCGGAGGAAAGCCCACCACCCAAACTCCAGGGCCAGTAACAACCTAAGAAATATTTCAGCTATCCACATCTACTCGCTCTCCAGTATCTTGAAACTAACTCCCGCTAGGAATCCAAATACAGACCCCACCACGGCGGTCACTATCTCCACAGCACCCATCCAGTATCCAATGTACAGGGCCACACAGGCCACAACAGTGCCTGCAACAATGCTCGCCATGATCTGCGGTCTGAGTTTACCTATCATTGCCACCATTCTTCTTTGGCCCTGTTAGGATACCTAACTTACCACCGAGTTCGCCCCATTCTGGCACACTAATCTTGCCATCCTTGAACGCTCGTATTCCCCACTCGGCAACAGCCTTGCGCTCTGCGGCTGTGTCCAACTTGGCAACCATCCTCATCGCCAGTTCTATCATGGCCCGTTTATCCGCTGGCAAAAACTTCATCAGCATCTGCAACATTATAGCATCTCCTTCGCTCTTAGCTTTGCCACCACGGCACTCAGACTACGTTTCCTACGGTCAGGCTGGAGGCTTAAGGTGTCATTATCAGCGTTGTAGTCGGTTTCCATAACAAAAAATGTGCGGACATCATCTAGCGATGGGCTTGCAGCCGTGGTTGGTACTAGGTCTTGTATACGAACAACATCTCCTGCCCGTACTCTCCACTTCTCTGCTTCCTCTAGCCTGCCTCCCGTTGCCCCTGTGGTGCGATAGATGCGCCCCGTGATGTTAAATGCCTGTGTCTGCCTGGGTAAAGCCTCTTCACGGGCATGGCTTGCTGCGGCATCTGCCTGAGTATTGGAGTTCGTCCCTGTTGGCACCGTGAACTTCACTTCACGGCGTGGGTATAGCAGAAGGCTCGTGGCATCTGTCTGGACAGTCCCTGCCGAATTTCCAATATAAGGGATGACGGCATTACGCACCTCTAGGGCTGACTGCTGTAGGCTCAGGTTGCCCAAGTCCTTCAACCAGACATACCAATCAATAGTGCTGGCATCTCGTTTGAACAGATAGGGTTTGCGGTCATCCCAAATCGCAAAAAACCAGATGGCCCCGTCACTATCCGAAAGCTGCGTCAACTCGTTAATGCGAGTCTGAGGATACGCATTATCGGATAGGTTGATTCCAGCTAGGTCTCGGCTCCCTGCGGCAATGTTGCTCTGGTCGGTGTTTATATCGGGACATTCTCGCGTTAACATCTCCTTGATAATGTCATCTATCTCGTGACCACTACCACCCGTCCAATCCGTATGCCCTCCAGTATCGTCACTATATAGCTGGTCACGACACGCACTCCAATAACCCATAGCCGTGACCCTCATACTCCGCTCTCCCGACTGCACCAGTAGCTCAACCTGCATGATGCGCCCTTCCCATATCAGGGTCAGGTCTTCGTGGATTGTAATGCGATTGAAGTGGTATCCTCGCTTGCCTTCTTTGCTAAGCCAGAGCCAAGCCTGTCCGATTGTAGTGGCTAGCGTAAACGTGCAGACCTTAAAACCGCCATTGAGGGCTGTGCCAAATATGAGCGAACCCACCCTGTCGGTCAGTTCTTCAATCAGCGTGGGCGTGGTGAGGTTATTGTCATATAGCCGTATCTGTAGTCTGGGCTTGAGTGGCATCTTACGCTCCCATCACATGGAGGAACCGTGGGCGATAGGTCACTGATACAGTGTATGTATCTCCTATGGCATAATCCGATGATGTCACGTGGGCTAGAACGTACACACGAGTCCCTGCAGGGTGCGCCTCTGGGCTACGCCCAAGCTGGTTAGACGGGAAACTCTGCACCACATTAGAGGCATCCAGTAGGTATAATCCTTTGGTGTCGCTCATGGAATCGAGTAGGATAACATCTGCTGCGCTAGTCTTGGAGACGTAATTAGCCCCGAAATCCACGGGCATTAGGAACACAAAGTCCAACCACCACTTCCACTCCTGACCGTCATTGCTAGATGTCATGGACACATTATCAAATGTCTCAAAGATATGCAGAACAAAGCTGGCCTCTGTCTGGTTATCAGGAGTCGATATCGGGGGGATGGTCACGGTTCCAAGGTCTAGAATATTCCTAGTCGCCGTCGTACTGGCCCCAAGGCTTTGCGTGGGCAGGCCGACAAAGCTAGTTGTAACAGGGTCGTTATTGCCTATCAGCGAGAACCCCCCATAGGTGAACCCTACCCCAAAGAGGAAGTCGTCCGCATTGAGAGTACGAGTTGAGCTATCGGCAGTTCCATTGCTCGCCCATGCACCCACTAGAACCCTAAACTGTCCACGGGGTACAGGAGCAGCCATTGTAAAATCATGCCTGAACCACGTTTCGACAGTATTCATGTCGGCTACCGACCCACTAATCTCTAATTCAGAGTGACGAGCCGTGCCACCACTATAAGCCGAATTAACTACGTCTGTCGCTTCATTTTCATCTAGATTAGACATTGTTTCAATCACGTTAGCTGTTCCATCGGCTCCCTCAAACCACAGGTCGTCATACTGTCTGGAGCCATGCCTTGCCCCTGCCCAGAACTCGTCGTGGGACTGAGCCTCCGCAATCCTCACCTGTAGCATTGCTGGTATGTCTCCTGGTACGTCGTGTATATCTATGTAGTTGGTGTGAGCCTGTGCAGCATCGTCATAATGGTTAGCAATGCTCCGACTGCTAGCCCATGCCACAGGGACAGCCGAGGCTAGGACTGCTATCACGTTGTCAATGTAGACTACTCCTGTGGCATCTGCCGCAGTAGCCTCAAGGCGTATTCTAAGGTCGACATCCCCTGCGCCCCCTGGTGCGGTTTGATTATTAGCAGTGAGTTTCACAAAGCTAGAGGCATTGACCGTTGTCGTGGAGTGTTCTGTATCTGTGCCTGAGTCGTAGTCCAGTTCCATGACCACCTTGCAGTTGGTAAGTTCGTCCACCCGAACCCAGCATTGGAATGACCAAACCTCGGTTGCATCTACATCACCGAGAGTTTGGAACCGCTCTATTACCTGACCGCTCCCCCCAGAATCTGTCATCACCAATTTGAGGCTGGCATTACCGTCCTTCTTCACGGATGTGTCTCTTGCCGTGGTTCCCGTGGCGGTCTTGCGTTCTGTCCAATCTGCGAGGGCTGTCCCTGCCACCTCAAACCCTGGGTCTAGGACATAGTTTTCAATCGTCTCCTCCGCACCATACGCAAACGGCTTACACGTTAGCTGGAGGGTGGCACTGGCAAAAGTCGTGTTCTGGCTATGTACGGGGCCGAACTCGTCCCCCAACGACAAAGTCCCAGAAAGCACGTGAAAATCGACTTGGTTAGTCGCTCCCTCCCATTTACGCCTGAGAATAAGCTGAGAACCAAGACCCGTCGTGGTGTATTCTACCCCTCGCTCTAGCAGGCTGTTGATAGCGTTGATGTTGCTTATCAGATTATCTTGACTCGTGCCGTGGATGCGTAGAACAACCCCAACAAGTCGGTTGGCGTATACCCTCTCCGTAATGTCTGAGCCATGTCGCAATAGGCTGGCTCCTCCACGAGCCGTTCTTGTAGGAGGGGGAGGAGCTAGAAACCCCTGACGGGCAGAGTAAGCCGAGCCATCATTCAAGTTCAGCGTTGTATCGTCATTAAGCAATTGAAGTGTCCACGCCATTAGAGAATCATACCTCCATCACCCATATCATCCTCGTGAAATTCGAGCGAGGTATCAATGTGCTTCCCGTTGATGCCAAGAAACACTTGGGACGTCCAAAACTTGGGGTCTCCCCCTGACGCCATGAAGGCATTTAATGTCGCTGCGGCTCGCTCATCTCTCATAATTTGTTCTACGGTCATCGCCCCAGCCTTCGCCCCACCTCCTGTTCTAACCCCTGCTCCACCT